AAGCTACCCCGCTCACCTGCTACTGAGATCCGAAGACTAAACCGAAGGCTAGACAGACTGCACAAGAGAGAGAACGAGGCTATCCGAGCAGGTAACGCCCCGAGCGCGATCAAGTGGGGAATGCTTGCCGGGGAGACTTGGGGGCGCATGGTGCAACTCGCTGAAGACCACGACCTGGATCACGTTCTGCCACCGCAGATCGGACCACTGCTCAAAAGCCAATAGGAGGGCAAACCATGGCTACACAGAAGAAGACACACGACAACCTCGCGAGCGCACTAGCTGCGGCTCAAGGCGAGATGTCGAACGCCAGCAAGAACGCAAAGAACCCGCACTTCAAGTCTACATATGCCGACCTCGCCACTATGCGCGATGCTGTGATTCCTGTGCTCTCTGCGCACGGGATCGCCTGCGTCCAGCTCTGTGAGGGTGACGGCTCGTCGGTATCAATCACGACCCGCTTTATGTTTGGGGATGAGGTGATGGACTGCGGCAAGCTGACAATCCCGATTGTCGGCGCTCGTAACCCCGCACAGGCGGCGGGAGCTGCCGTGACCTATGGTCGGAGGTTCTCCCTTGGTGCTGCTTGCAATTTGGCAGCCGAAGACGACGACGGGAACAGCCTCGACGGAACACGAGCTGCGCCCGCTCGGCCTGCGCGGATGGATAAGGCCGGACAAGCCCGCGCGATCTTGAGGGAGGACATTAAATGTAAGACCAAGGAGGATGCCGAGGCTGTGATCCGATACGTCACAGACGGACGCCTTGGGCTGGTAGACCTCGACGTTGAAGGAGAAGAAGTGCTCGGAGCACTCAACAGCCTGCGAGACGCCTGCCGAGGGAACTTCGACGGAGTGCTTGGTAGTGCAGTCGAGCAGTGGGAGGCACAGGCATGATCCGCACAATCACAGTCACCGGAAATCTAGGAAGAGATCCCGAAGAGGTCCGAGGAGATCGACGAACCTTTGCCAAGGCATCGCTCGCCGTGAGCCAGGGGAAGGAGAAGCCGACGATCTGGTTCGACCTCACAGCCTGGGGGCAGTACGAGATCAAGGATCTGATGAGGTGCTCGAAGGGCGACCGGATCACAGCGTCAGGAAAGATCGAGCTTCGAGAGTACACCGACCGAGACGGGAACCCCCGGCAGAGCCTCGGGATCGCACTCACCGGCATCGAGCGGCACGACAGAGAAGACCGCAAGCAAACCCACTCACCGCAAGACATCGCACCGCATCCGGCGGGCGGCGATGACATCCCATTCTAAAACTGACTGTAGGAGGTCACACGATGGATCATTACGAAAAAAAGAAAACCCTAGAGGTGATCGAAGAGATCGACAAAGAAGAGGGGGGTGCGTGATGGCAGAGGTACAGGTCACAGGAATGAATTTTCATCTAATCCTTACACCGCACGAGTTTGTCCTCGTGACCAAGGGGCTCATGGGAACAATTCCAGAAGGTCCAGTGGAAAGAGTCTCTCCAGACTCCCCGCGAGCCAACAAGGAGAACAGGGGAAATCGAAAGGTATTGATCAACGACAAAGAGGACGCCAGAGACTTAGGAGTCCGGCTAATGGAGCGAAGGCTTAGGTGCGCTGAGGCTGAGGTCAAGAAGGTCAACGCACACATGAACAGTGCCATCGAGGCGATGAAGGAATTGCAGTCAAAGGAAGGGGGCGCGTGATGAGATCGAAACTCACAAGCAGAGAGATCGCGGACGCATACTACCGGCTTGCGGAGATGGCGAGCATGGCCGGCGAGATGGAACCCGGCAGCGAGGAGCTTGAGCGCATCGACGCAGAAGCTCTAGAGACGCTGGAGGCTCTGGGCGAAGAGGCTCCCGAGAAGCTGGAGAGCCTGCGGGCTGTCGCGCTCCGACTGGACGGCGAGGCGAAGATGCTCCTTGCAGAGTCGAAGAGACTCGCGGGGATTGCTCGAAGGCTAAAGCGTGAGGTCGAGCGAGTCCGAGGTTACGGTGTCCAAATACTCACGGCCCAGCGTGAGGCCGGTTTACCCGCCAAGGTCAAGACCGAGGGCGGCACTTTCTGGCTGTCAACTCACAAGAGGCTGGTCGGCCCGGAGCACATCTCAGCCTGGACGGAATTCGGCTACACGAAGACTGAGATCAAGCCCGACCGCACAGCAGCCAAGAAGGCTCTCGAAGCTGGAGAGACGCATCCGGACTTCGCAATCGAAGCGCGCGAGGTGCTCAATTGGAGATGAAGAAAGAACTCACAGCCTGCGACCAGCACCTCCCCCGAGCTGCGGTCATGTTCACGAGCGAGGCTTGCCCGCTCTGTGAGGCTCTGGAGGCTCTCGTGTTGGTCAGCGTTCCCCGAGAGGGCAGCGGGGAGCGGCTAGTGCGGGAAGCCTTCGGAGTCGCTCGGGAGGCTATGTTGGGCGGATGTTGGGACGGTGAGGGATGATAGTCCTCGGCATCGATCCCGGTCCCGAGGCTTGCGGTGTTGCGGTCTACAACAACACAGCCCGCAAGATCGTCGAGGCACACAAGGCTCTCCCTGTGCTTGAGGCTCTGTTCCTTCTCGATGTCTACACCGGGCGGGCCGACCTCGTGGCAATCGAGAGGGTGCAGTCCTACGGGATCGCGGGCTCCTCACTGCTCCGAACCTCCGAGGTCGTCGGTAGACTCTGGCAGTGCTCCGAGGCTCTGAGGCTCCCTACAGTGCTCCTGTATCGCAGAGAGGTCTTGAGGGGCCTGGACGTAACGGGCAAGGGAAACAGGGACGCTCTCGTGCGCGAGAGGCTTATCGAGATGCACGGGGGCGAGCGCAGGAAGGCGCAGGGGACGAAGAAAGAGCCCGGCCCGCTGTACGGTGTCAGCTCGCACGCTTGGCAAGCCTTGGGCCTTGCTGTAGTCGCAGGCATGGAGGCGGGACGGTGAGCGCAACCGGACGAGGCAGGAAGAGGAACCCGCGCGACTTCTACCGTACCCCGGCTTGGTGCGTCGAGGCTCTGCTTGATCACGAGGATCTGTTGCCGCAGATTTATGATCCAGCCTGCGGAGACGGGGCGATTCTTGAAGTGCTCCAGTCGCACGGGCACACGGTCCACGGGCTCGACATCCATCCGCCTTCGGCTCTTCAGGCGTCACAATCTCTCGGGGTTCCTGTGTGGGTCGGTGACTATCTAGATCCTGACCGAGTTCACCCGCCTTACTGTGATGTCGTGATGAACCCGCCCTACAAGCTCGCGGCTGAGTTTGTCCGAGCTGCGCTTGAGCGGGCACAGCCTCGCGAGAAGATCTGCGTGCTGCTTCGGTTGAACTTCCTCGGAAGCTCGCGCAAGCGGATCGATCTTGTCGGCCCTGGCTCCTGTCTTCGCTCTGTGCTCGTACTGTCAAGGCGTCCCAGCTTCACCGGAGACGGTCGGACGGACGCTAGCGATTATGCTTTCTTTGTGTGGGAAGCCGGGCACAAGGGAAGCGCCGAAGTCGTCGTCTTAAACCCACCGAAAAACCTCGCCGCAACCTGACCTCCTAGCGGTGAGATTGAGAGCCTCCGGGGAGCGATCTTCGGGGGCTCTCTCTTTTTTGTGTATTTTCTTTAATTAAGGTCTTGCACTCTGATTTATGTATGCTAACTTAAGGACAGTTGAGGGGCACAACGCCCCCACGGAGGACAAGAGTTATGTTTACTGTCGACGTAATCGATGTTTTTGGCAAGACGATCAAGGGCGCAACCCACTTTGCAACCAAAGCCGAGGCCCGCGCGTTCGCGCACTTTCTCCTCGTGGAGCACATTAACAAGGGCAAGGTCGTCCCAATGGGCGGCACCCACGGCGTCGCGGTTGCCGTTCACGTTTGCCCTGTCGCCTAAACAACATACCCCGAACCCGGCGGGCAAACCGGGCGGAGGTAGAGAGATGGAAGCAAACAAGACCACGGCGATTCTGTCGCCCAAGTACAAGATCGGAAATAGCCGACAATGGTTCGTCGATGTCCGCTGCGGTGACTGCTCACACGAGTGCGTCCTGCCGCTGAACGGATGGTCGGCGGTTGTCTGCGCTGCCTGCGGCGCAGAGATGCACAAGCAGAAGAAGAAGCGCGGGCGACCACTAGGCAGCGGCGGAACTCCCCGCAGGGTGAGAGGTGTCCGCTTCTCCGATGAAGAGTGGGCGGTCGTGGGCGAGCTGGCAACTAAGGCAGGGCTTGATCGCTCGGCCTACCTGCGGAGCCTGATCTAGCTGGAGAGGCGTTTGATCCGTCGTTCGAGGTGCTTGCGGGCGCGGGTCGCCATCTTCGGCCCCCGCTCCTTCAACCTCTTCTCCAGGCGCTCTAGCTTGGCCCCTCGTAGCTTCTCGGCGCGAGCTACCCCACGCCAGATCGCAATCGCGATGCCGGCTATAAGTGCGCCGATTGGTCCGTCCAGAGCCTCAAGCAATGGATCGTTGGAGTGGAAGAGCTTGTCTAGCCTCCATCCAAGCTCGATGGCAAGATTAAGGTCTTGAGCGAAGATCGTGAGATTCTCGTTCTCTTCCGCGAGGTCTTCAACGACCTCGGCCAACATCCGCATCACCGGATCTGAGTGCTCCTCCAGGAAGCGAGCGGCATCCGCCCGCTTTGCCATCCGCCGATCACGCTTGCTCATCGGAGGACTCCTCGACCGCTGCTGCGATCTTCTTGCCTGCGGAGAAGGCGGCAGCAGTATCTACGAGTCCCTGAGCCCCCAGAAGACCGAGGCCCATTGTGATCACAGCCTCAAGGCTGGAGTCGTCGAGGGGCGAGCCGAGCATATCGGAAACTGCGACGAGCACGATGATTCCGATTGTGATCCATAGCTTGCGGGAAACGAGGCGTTCTCTCATCTTCATCCTCCTGGAGTGTAGAGACTTTCGGGCGGGCTGGCTGGTCGCTCGGCCTGCTGAAACTGGGAAGGAAAGCAGGACCGAATCACGATCAGAGACACGACCAAGATCCCGATCATCAGGATCGCAAACTGGTCGTCCTTCGCTGTCCAGTTCATGCCCGAGCCTTAACAGCAGCCAGAGCAGCGCGGAGCTTCGCGGAGTATCGCGCAACATTCGGTCCTCGTCCGTTGTAGTGAGCGACCAACTCTTCGATGTTCGGATCGTCGCTCCTTGCGATTCTGAGCGCCGCCGGATTGGCTCGAAACCAACTAGCCAACAGCGCATGACTCAAAAGCTCGGGGTCCTGGTCGAAGGCTGACACTGCCTCATTGACTCCGAACATGTCGATCAAATGACGGCCGAGGACCTGGAACAAGCCGAAGCTCGCAGACTCGATGATCGCCCGCCTCCACTGCTCGTCATCATGCATCGCCAAGGCTCGATCAAAGGCCCCTCGGCTCGTCTCTCTGCGGACCAGCGACCATCTCCTGGTTCGGCTCTGTGGGGTGTAGGGAATCTCGGCAGCACGCTCTCCTAGCTTGCGGTGAGCAAGGTGCGGCTCGAACCTGACAGCGTCTGCCCTGCCCCCGCTCTCGACCTTGACGAAAGCACGCATCAGGTCCGGGTCAATCCCCAGACCTTCGGCAGTCTTGCGGACTAAATCAGGAGGCTCTGCTCTCCCGTTGAATCCGTCAGCGTGAGCAGCTCCGAGGGTGAGCGGGCCTGCGATCCCGTCGATCTGGCCGATTGGGAAGCCTGAGTCGCGTTGATAGCTCGCCGTCCCTCGCTCGGTCTGGGGTCCATAGATCCCATCATCAGAGTTGGGCGGGAGGTGTCCCTTCAGAATGAGGAACTGTTGCCACGCCCGGACGTTTGGCCCGTGACTGCCTCGCCTCAACATCACTTGCACCGCGCGCCGGTCGCTTGGCAGATCGCAGAGATGTTGGAACTCTGGACACTCTGGGTGTCTCGGATGGCTCGCTGCTCCATCATAATCGTGTCTATCCGAGACTCGGTGACGGGGTGAGCCTTGAGGGCAGAGTGAGCAGAGAGCCCCTCCTTGACCTCTTCGATCTCAGCCTCAACTGCCTCCGTCGATGAGGTCAGAGTTGCGACTACGATCCCAGCACTGAAGACGAGAGGGAGGAGGAAGATCGCTATCTTCAATTTGCTGTCTTCGCTGAGGCTCATCCTGTTGACTCCGTGAAGGTTTCGCGTGCCGGGTTGTCAATGGCTCGAAGGACCAAGCCGACCGAACCGTCCTCTGTCCATGTCACCGAGTCCACCAAGCAGACGAGTTGCGCCAAATGAATCTCACTGTCAGTTACCGTTACCACATCGCCGGGTTCGAGATAACCGAAATCCTGTCGGGCTGTGTAGGCGAAGGTTCGAGAGGGTAGGGCGTAGGCGTGCGAGAGCCAGGAGCAGATCCGGCCCGCTGTGCTGCTGTCATAGATGACTTCGGTCTTTGCTTCGAGGGTGCGAAGGCCGAACCGATCTCGGCTTACCCGACAGGGGGCGTTGCTAACAGCAGAGCTGTCGCTGTCCAGGGTTTCGTCGTCTCCGGTTAGGACGAAAACATCGGTCGGCTTATTGTCCTTAGCGTTAGGCGCATAGCTCAGGCGGATCTCATTGGCGATCTGGTCTGCGGCACTGTAGACAACAGCCCCGTCTCGGGAGGCGTCGAGTCGGTCGATGTTGATCTCTGTGATCGCGTCGGTCGCTGTCGCATCGTAGCGGAAGAGTGAATAATAAAGCCCATGCTCGCCCTGCCTCGCACTGATTGGGAGGATGGGGGCGAGATGAGTCTGGACCCACTCAAGAGGGGAGAAGCGTCTCTCCGGTGACGCTGTGATCGCACAGTCGATCTTGTACTGGTTGAGGGCTGGCACGATGGCCGCGACTCTTCCCCTGTCCCACCGAACATCAGACCGCTCCAGCATATACCGAAGGACTGAGCCCGCCCCGCGTGCCACGCCTTGATCGTGATCTGCAACCCCACCAGCACCGGAAGAGGACCACTGAATCCAATACTCATCAGTCTCGTCGGCATGCGCCAGCGTCCCAATATCAACAACAGTCACCTCGCGCCCGAGGGAGTCAGACTCTACAGCCACGGAGAGAGAGCCGGACGCGCCGCCCGTCGTGATGTCTGTGATGTTCCAAACATGAACGGTTGATCCTTCGGTCTTACCGTGTCCGGCAATTAAGAGCTTGTCACTGTCAACCCACAAGCCCGGAGATCCATAGGTCGCGCCGAGGCCCGGAAACCCGAAGATCCACGGATACCTTTCCTCACTCACCCCGTCCACATGGTTCGCCCAGGTGCTCGCGTTGATTTGGGCAGAAGCTGGAGGAAACCGGGCCTCATCATCGAAGGGGGCCTCCTCAAGCGTCAAGGTGACAGGCTCTTCCTTTGCTCCGTACTGTGGATCTAAAGTCCTCCCGTCCACGAGAAGTAGCCTCTCAGTCGTTCCGCGTGCCCAGAGCCAGAGCTTGCCCGTGGAAGCCGCTAGATCGTGTCCTGCGGCGACAGCCTCGGGAACGTCAACCAGTGAGCCGAGGTGAAGAGTCAGCGCGACCTGATTGGGTGATGGAGCGTCAGAGAGTAGGTCGATCTGATCTTCAAGTGTGCCGCCCCACTCTAAACCCGGATGATATTGATATGCCTCGCCGTCCTCGTCTTTATAAACCTCAAAGTCACGAGAAAGCCGGAACACCTGACCGGCGAAGGTTAGGTCCAGCAGCCAGACAAGATCCTTGCCCGCGAGGTGAGAGAGGTCGAAGGACATCAGACAAGCTCTTGAATCGTAATCGTGTTGAGTCGGTCGAGGTCAGTCCGCTCCTCGTCCCCGAGAATGTTTGAGCGGGTCGCGTCACCTGTGATCCTGCCATAGACGAACTCGCGCGGGTTGTTGGTCTGGTCGTCGGTGCTATCTGCTGCGATGCGCGCAAAGTACACAACAGGCTTGCCTGCTCCGTTCTGTTTTCGGATCAATCCGTCCATGAGATAGAGGGTGTCCTTGAGGGATGCCATCGGCTCTTGACCGACCGCCGCCGCCACGTAGTCGGGGACGGGATCGGCTCGGTTGATCTGGCTCGCGTCAACTCCATTAGTCCACGCGAACTCAACCTCCCTTGATTGGGGTCCGCGCTTCCGAGCCCTCACTTCTCCGTTTGGTAGGTTGATCCGCTCGGTGTTGTTGCGTGTGACGACCTGACGACCTCGCCCGTATTGAGTCCCGAAGACTGCGAGCGGTCCGATGACCATCTGCCCGATCTCGAAGTATCCATCCGCGGTCGTTTGAGCTGGAATTCGGAGTCGATAGTAGCGAGCGTCCGAGGTGTATGAGTGAGCGAGGCCTGCTGCGTTCGGTGCCCAAATCTCACAATCCCCAGAAGTTGCCTCGGTGTCGTCTGCTCCTTTGAGGTTGACGAAAGGGTGCTTGGCTGACTCGTTCGTCCAAGCACCCTCGGTATTTCCGTCGATCTTCCGGTGCTTTCCGTTCGTGTCATCGTAGAAGGTGCCGCCAGGAAGCTCATCGAACATGATGTACCGACCGGCTTTATGTGCACCTCCTCCTGTTTCCGGGAAGACGATCTCACCGGCACGCTCGAAGCGGAGTCCCTCGAAGCCCTCAGCCGCGTTGATTGTGCAAACAG